TATTGGCCTACGAGGCCCGCGCACTGGCCATTGAAGACGGACGGATGAAGATCCGCCGCAAGGCGAGGATGAGGACATATTGACGAAGGTTTGCACGAAGTGTGGAGTCGAGAAAAGCCTCGATGACTTCCACAAGCACCCTCGCGGGAAGTATGGCAAGTCTCCATCCTGCAAGATCTGCAACAACAAGAAGTCACGCGCTTGGCACGCCAAGAACAAGGAAAAGGCTACCCAGTACAACCGTGACTGGCGAGAGAAGAACAAGGAACGATTCCGAGAGACCAGCCGACTTCAGAAGTTGAAGTACAACTACGGCCTATCACCCGAAGAGTACAAGCAGCTTCAGATTCGGCAGTGCAACACGTGCCCTATCTGCCATGAGTGGCTAGACGAGAACGTAGTAGTGGATCACTGCCACGAGACGGGGCGTGTGCGTGGATTGCTTCACAACCGATGCAACACAGCCATTGGGCTTCTTCGGGACGACCCTGAGCTTCTAACCAACGCAGCCAACTACCTGCGTATGCGTTCCTACTGACCACGAAGGGAGGTCAGGTGAATTCGCGTCCAGAGACGCCCGAGCAGTGGATGACCTACCTGAGTGGTGAGCTAGCCAAGCAGGCTTCCGAGGGCCGTAAGTACGTCGAGTACTACGACAGCGAGGACAACACCCTCGCCTATGCCCAGAAGAAGTTCGCCGAGGTCTTCGGCAAGATGTTCCACGGCTGGCGCGACAACTTCGCGCCACTGATCGTCGACTCCATCTCCGAACGTCTCACCATCAAGGGCTTCCGGATGGAAGCCAACGGTGAAGCCGACAAGGAAGCCAACGAGATCTGGCAGCGGTCTTTCCTGGACGCTGACTCGAACTCTGGTCACGTCGACGCCCTCGTTCAGGGCCTCGCTCACCTGATCGTCTGGCCCGAAACCAAGGACGGCAAGGACCCGCTCATCACGCCGGAGCCAGCCGACCAGGTCTACGCCCAGCTCCAGCCGGGCTCGCGCCGCAAGGTGATGGCTGCCATCAAGCAGTACACCGACGACTGGGGCACCACTCACGCCACGATGTTCCTCCCCAAGGCCGTTTACACGGCTAGGCGGGAAGACAGCACGATCGAGTGGAAGAACCTGAAGCGGATCAACAACCCGCTCGGCCTGGTCCCGGTCGTGCCTCTCACCAACCGTAAGAGGCTGCGCGCCGATCCCTATAGCGAGCTGGCGGCGATCCTGCCGATTCAGAACGCGATCAACAAGGTCGCGGCCGACGCGATCGTGGCCTCGGAGTTCGCGGCCTTCCCCCAGCGTGTTCTGTCGAATTTGGAGCCCTTCGACGACGAGAACGAAGAGGCCGACCGGCAGAAGATGCTGAAGGCGTACATCGACAGGATCCTGACGTTCGACGGCGATGTGAATGTCGACCAGTTCGACGCTGCCGATCTCGGCAACTACGTCAAGCTGATCGACATGCTGGTCCAGCACATGGCTTCTCAAAGCCGTGTGCCCTTCCATTACTTCCTGCTGAACGGTGGGCAGGCACCTTCGGGCGAGAGCATCACCGCGGCCGAGGCCGGTCTCGTGGCCAAGGCCAGGGAACGGATGCTGCACTTCGGCGAGTCGTGGGAGACCGCGATGCGCATCGCCTTCCAGATCAAGGGCGACGAGAAGAAGGCCAGGGCGTGGGGCGCCGAGACCATCTGGGGCGACCCCGAGCACCGCAGCAAGGCCACTCTCGTGGACTCGCTCATCAAGCTCAAGGAGCTGGACGTTCCTGTCAAGCAGCTCCAGGAGGACTACGGCTACTCGCCGCAGCAGATTCTTCGCTTCATCGAAATGAAGGAAGAGGAACTGAAGCGCCAGAAGGAATGGCGCGACAAGTACGAACCACAGCCTGTCGAGCCGGGGACGCCCGGCCGCCCTGGGACGCCGGGTTCAGGACAGGCCAACCGACAGGCCGGCGCCAAGTCGGCCGAGGTCGAGCGGCGTAAGGAGAAGGAGATCCGCAAGGCCGCTTGATAGGGGCGGGAGCCGATATGGACCGCCCGTCAAACTTCTACACCCGATATGGGGGATCAACTGATGGACGAGGACAAGCAGACCACCGAGCAGGCGACCGATACGGACAAGGGCACGGAGGTCAACGAGGCTCCCACTCTGGAAAGCCTCATGTCCCGTATCTCCGCGATGGAAGCCGACGTCGAGAAGTACAAGTCGGACGCGGAGAAGTACAAGAACCTCATGCGCAAGCAGGAGGAGCGCGCCAAGAAGACTCACGAGGAGCTGGAGAAGACCAAGGGCGATATGCCCGACGTCGACCAGATCATCGCTGAGGCCGAGGCGCGTGGCCGTCAGGCCGCCACGGAAGAGAAGGACGGCGAGCTGGCGAAGCTCCGCGTGAAGGTCGAGGCCGTACGGCTCGGCGTTCCGGACGAGGTCCTGGAGCTGGCCGACTCTTCCAAGCTCATCAAGGACGGCGAGGTCAACACCGAGGCCCTGAAGGCCCTGGCGATTGCCTCCGGCAATTCGTCCTTCGAGGCGGGCGCAGCCGATCTGGGGATCGGCGCCTCCAACAAGGGTCACTCCCCCGTCGAGGAGATGGACCCGGCGAAGCTCGCCGAAATGGTCAACAAGATCAGCCCCTTCGGCTGATCCCTCATTTGCCCCCTGACAGCAGTTTGATAGCTGTTAGGACAGTTGGGAGAACACATGTCCTACGAGGCGACGGCTGGCAAGCTGAAGCTGATCAAGAACGAGAAGCAGATCGTCAACGCTGCGCTCGGTCTGCTGGAGCAGGAACTCATCCTGCCCGGCCTGTGCTACCGCTCCAGCGCGTTCGACTTCTCCGGCGCCCTGGGCGACGTCGTCATGGTCAAGCGCCCGTCCCGTGGCGTCGAGGCCAACGACTTCGGCCTGCGCCAGACCAAGGCGATCGAGCCCGGCCAGGTCAAGGAAAGTAAGATGCCGGTCCGGCTGACGCAGTACCCCGGTAACGCGCTGCACATCTCGGACGAGCAGCTTGACCTGGACATCGCGTCCTTCGGCGCTCAGATCCTCGCCCCGCAGGTGCGTGGGATGGCCGAGTACGTGGACGACCAGGTGGCCCTGGCCATGATCAAGCACTTCAAGACCGACGCCGCGACGAACGGTGTGACCGTGGTCGACGCGGACCTGTCGGTGGCGACCGACGACACCGCTCGGGCCCGCGTGCTGCGTAACGCGCTGATCGACGCGCGTACCGCCATGAACAAGGCCGCGGTTCCGCGAGTCGGCCGGGTCATCGTCACCACCCCGGACATCACCGCGATCCTGCTGAAGGACCCCGAGTTCCAGGGTGCGGACTGGAGCGGCACCACTGCCGCGCTGCGCGAGGCGACCATCGGCCGCCTGTACGGCTTCGACATCGTCGAGTCCAACACCCTCGCCGCGCACGACCCGCACGCCATGTTCGCCCTGACCCCGACCGCGCTGGTTCTGGCGACCTTCGCTCCGAAGGTCCCGCAGGGTGCGGTGTTCGGCTCGGGCGCCTCGGCGAACGGGACCGCGCTGCGGTGGCTGATGGACTACGACGCCGACGCGCTGACCGACCGGTCGATCCTGTCCACCTACATGGGGATCACCCCCGTCCGGGAGGACGACTCGACCAACACCACCACGGGTTCGGACGAGGCCGGTTCGATCAAGCGAGCCGTCTGCATCAACGTCACCGTTACCGCTTCCCCTTGATGGCGGCGGCGCCTATGACAACCACGTTGCGGGCTTCCGTGGCTGAGACCTCCGACGAGGAGGCCCCGGCTAAGAAGCCTGCGACTAGGCGTCGTCGGACCACGACCAAGAAGCCGGCCGACAAGCCGGCCACTGAGTAGTCGAGGTTGCGGGGCCCTTCGGGGCCCCGCCTGTTCAAGGGGTTTGGCCTCGTGCTGATCACTGCTAACGAGGTCTCGATTCAGACCGGCCAGACCTACGAAGGTGCCGACCTGGAGCGTGTAAACGCCTTCATCGTCGATGTCTCGGCCGCCATCGAGACCTTCTGTCGCAAGACCTTCACTGAGCCGGTCCCCCAGGCCGTCAAGGCTGTCGCGATGATCGAGGTTCGGCGCCTGCTCAACACCGAGCCCGGTGTCTCCACCGAGCGCATTGCCGACCTGTCGACGGGCTACGCCTACGGCGGAGCTGCGGTCCTGCTCTCCAACGGGTCCAAGGAGGACCTGAAGAACTACCTGCGCTGGAAGCGCTCCAGCTCGGGATCCATCCGGCTCGTCTCGCCTGACTACGTCGAGTCGATGCTGAGCCGTCACCTTCCGCGGCCTTACGACGTGGACGCGCCCGAGCTGGTGAACGGCCCGGCCACCTTCCGAGTCTCCGGCCGGACGGCGGTCGAGGGTTTGGTCCAGGTCCAGTACACCTCCAACGGGATCGACTGGCAGGACCACAAGTACGTCCAGTCCCAGGACATCTCCGATGGCGGTAGGCCGTTCTGGTACGCCGACTTCATCGGCACGGCCAGCTCCGCCACCTACAAGTGGCGGGCCCGGTTCCGCTTGGACGGCGACACGTCCGCCTGGTCGGATCCGGTCACGGTGGAATACGAGGTGGCGTAATGTCCATTCTCGACAAGGCCCCCGAACAGATCCGGGCGTATCCAATCTACTACCGGGACGACGGCTACGGCGGGACGGTCCCTAGCCACCTGGACGAGAACGGCATCCCACTTCCGTACGTGGAGTTCAAGGCGTTCGCCCTGCCGGTCGGCTTCGCAGGCGCGGGATGGGCCATCAATAGCAAGCTCACCGCACAGGGATGGGCGGACGTTAACCGAGTACGGCTCATCTACAAGCCGGTCAACGGAACTTCGGGCTCTGAGAAGTGGGGACGGTTGGAGTTCTGGAACCAGGCGTGGACGGCACAGGAAGTTCCTCGCCTGATCAAGGGAACCCGGCCCTCAATGTCGTACGTGTCCCTCACCGTCGAGCTTCTGGGAGACCTGTGATGGCGTACGTACGAAAGAACTTAAACGAGATCGTGGCCGAGCTGCCCGGCGTCCAGGCCCACGTCAGTTCCCAGGCGTCCCAGCTCAAGAGCCGAATCCAGCGCCACATCATTCCGTTCTCCAAGACCGGCAACCTGTTCCGGTCTGTGAAGATCGAGATGTCCGCCAAGGGCAAGGACCGCTGGGTCGTCGTCGAGGCCGACTACGCGGCGGCCGTGAACTTCGGGTTCACCCACAACTGGACTGGCGACCGCATCGCCGGAAAGAACTTCATCAAGAAGGCGGTGTACGGCGGATGACCGAGTTCCCGACTCCACCGGACATCGAGGCCCTGGCCCTGGACGTGCTTCGCCACTACATGCCGGGAGAGGCCGAATACGTCGTCTCTCCCCAGCGGGATTGGAACGCGAAGCTTCCCTCGGTTGTCGTCACCCGAACGGGCGGGGTCACCAGGGATCCGCGGGTCGACCACGCGGTTATCTCCGTGAACGTCTTCCATAGCACCCGAAAGGGTGCCTCGGACTTGGCCAGGCGAGTGCAGGTCAAGTTCTTCCAGGCTGCCAGGGACGGCTTCTTCTCCGACGAGGGAGTCTGGTCCGCCTTCGAGACGATCAAGTCTCCCGTCCCCGAGCGGGACGGGTTGTCAGGTAAGCACCCGAACAGCTTCATGTTCGACGCGACCTACGACGTGTGGGCCCGGTCCCGGTAAGCCCACGTTCTTTCTTCGCTAGCCCTGCCATCGGCGGGGCTTTTTTATTGCTAGGAGGAATCCATGGCGGATGCTCCGCTGCTACCGAGTACCGGGTATGTCTACAAGGCTCCGGTCGGTACCGCAATGCCTACCCTTCCTATTACGGACCCTAAGGCTCCGGGTACTCCGTGGGTGAGCATTGGTAATACCAGCCTTGAGAACGGTATTAGCCGAGAGGTTGAGGGTGATGACCCCGAGGTTCTGGGTTCGTGGCAGAACCCGAGCTTGGTCACCACCCGGCCAACTCGTACCCGTTCTCTGACTCTGTCCCTGGTCGACTTCACCACGGATGCCTACTCGTTGTACTACGGCGGCGGCCTGGTCGTGGGTAATGACGGCGTGACTCCGTATGACGAGGAGACCCACACGGTCAAGATGCTCCAGGTGCCGGCTAACCCGACACCACAGGAGAGCGCACTCCTGATCGTAGCCGTTGACGGTGAGTACCAGGTGGTCGAGTACTACGGCAGGACGAGCATCATCGGCTCGGACGCCATCGAGTACGACGTGACGGCTCTCGCCGAGATGCCTATTACCGCCACCATGCTCTCTGCCGAAGGCACTGACTACACCGGTGTCATGTCTGAGCGGGTCAACTACGTCGCCTAAGGCGACTCTATTGCGGCCTCGGACTCCCTGTTCGCAGATGACAGGGAGTCCGGGGCGTTTTGAATCATCTGCACATCTGCACTAAGTGAGAGGCAACCCAATGGCTTTGAGTTTTGATGACCTCATGGCTGAGGCCAAGGAGGAAGCGAAGGCTACCGGTTTGGAGTTCGTTGCCAAGGGCGGGACGAAGGTTCTACTCCGGCCGATTCTCATGCTGAGCAAGACCGAGGTGAAGAACATCCTGGCCTTGCTGGACAAGCTGAACGCAGTGAAATCATCCAAGGATGGGGACCAGGACACCGAAGCGGTTATCGAAATGTTCGATTCGGTGGATCAGGTCCTGATCTGTGCGGCCGACCGTAAGGACCCGATGCGGAAGAGTCTCGCCGACCTCCCTCCCAAGTCACGTATGCAGATCTTCGAGGCGTGGATGAAGGCGGCTGAGGTCCCGGAAGCCTCGCGCTCTGCGAGCTGATCCGGGAACACCCCGACGAGCTGACGGCCGACCTCCTCCGGTATTACCAGATTGACATTATCGATGTTCTTCGGGGAAAGTTGCCCGTCCGTCGCGCCCTATCGCTCGTAGAGCACCTACCTGTTGATTCTGCCACTGTCACAGCTAAGCGTGGCGGTGCCCGGTACCTCGGATGGGACCGACAGGCATACCTGACAGCCGAGCTTATCGACGCCATCCAGGGCCTCCAATACCTGACGGCTGCTGCTAATTCCAAGAGGCCCCGACAGGTTGAGCAACCCAAGCCTTACCCGCGGCCGGACGGCCCCGAATCGATCAAGAAGATGGACCCTCTTCTCGCCAAGCTGCGAGGAAAAGACATACCAGAAACCAAAACAGAGGCACGGCCCGGACTCATTCCGTTGCCGCCCTCTTAGTAATGAGGGAGGTGACCCATATGGCAGGCGGAGCCGGCGGACACGAAGTCGAGCGTATAGCCGTCAAGGTCGTTCCGGACACTGGCGGCTTCGCTGAAAAGCTACGCGCCTTCCTGGAGCGCATTGAGGCCGCTTCCGAGGTCGAGGTAGCAGTAACAGCCGACACAAAGACGGCAGAGGCCCAGATCAAGCGCCTGGAGAGGGATCTGAGTGTTCAGCTCCAGGTCGTATTGAATTCAGCATCGGTACAGAATGTCCGCCGCGCTTTGGCACGGCTGACCCGAGACCGGACGATGCAGCTTCATGTCGATGTCGACACGGCTTACGTCCAAGCGAGGCTGCGGGAGCTTGGTCAGAGACTACAGGCTCGCGTGGATGTCGACCTCAACCTGACCCGTGCAAGAGCCCAACTGGCACGTCTAGCACGGGATCTCGTTGTACGTGTCACCGTTGACGTCGACGATTTCATGGCCAGGGCGAAGCTCGCGGCTTTAACCCGACCACGGTCTATGACGATCAATGTCGACTATGACCGAGGTATCTTCCAGCAGCTTTCAGGAATTCTGAATCAGATCGGGCAGCTAGCCGGATCCGTTGGACAACAGATGTCCCAGATGGGGCAGTTTGCAGGCTCGGCCTTCGGTACCCTGTCTGGCTCGATTGGGGGAGCCACTAAGGCACTGGGGCTCCTGAAGATAGCCATCATACCCGTCCTAATCGTAGCTATTGGCGCACTCATCGGCGCCATTGTCGGCCTGATTGTCGTGATCGGTGGCATGGCCGCTGCGCTGCTCTCGGTAGTGCCGGCCGTGGGTCTTGTAGCGGCCGGAATTGTGTTCGCCTTCAAGGGTGGGACAAAGGAAGCCGATCAGCTCAAGAAGCAGTTCGAGTCGGTTGGAAAGACCGCCCGGTCTGTCCTGAACGCTGCTATCCAGCCCCTAATGAAGGAGCTGACCCGGCAACTCCCCCACGTTAACAAGTGGGTCATGACCCTGAAGGGTCCCCTGCGACAGGCTTTCTCAGCCTCGTCACAGTACGTGGACGAACTAAGGATTGGTCTCCAGAACTTCACCAACAACGCCCTGAAGGGTCTTGTAGACGCCCTGAAGGCCCCCGGCATGCAGTTCGCCGTCGAAGGTCTGATGGTCCTGCTAGGAGACCTCGGAAAGGCGTTCGGCGATTTCTTCTACACCCTGGCGCGTGAAGGCAAGGCTCACCAGGCGACTTTGATCTCCCTGGGCAATGCGATCAAGCTTCTGTTGCCGTCTTTCGCGAACATGCTGAACGCTTTCTCTAAGGCGAGCCCAGAAATGATCGCCCAGTTCGCGGTCGCCCTGGATCAGATCTTCAAGATGCTTTCGGACCAGGGCACCCTGAATGCCCTGTCCAAGGTGCTGACCGTCTCGCTAGCGGCCATTATGGCCACCCTGAGCACGATCATTCTTCAGGTCGAATTCACGGTCGGCCTCTGGGAGCGCCTGGTCGCGATCGTCAAGTGGGCTTTTAGCACCGTCCGCTCGATCATACAAAATGAGTGGAACCGGATCGTCGGCATCTTTAGCCGAGGTGCTGCGGCAGCGGAGCGAATCGCCCAAAGCCACAAAGCCAAGGTCGTCGGTGCTTTTAACAGCCTGGTAAGCACAGCCCAGTCGCTCTGGAATCGGTTGGTTTCGTTCATCGGCTCGGTCTGGTCGCGAATCACAGGTCGCTCGCGAAGCGGAGCGAGTTCTACGAGGGCGGCAGCGCTCGGCCCGTTCAGTTCGTTGGTCAGTTCCGCCACCGCTCTGTGGAATCGGCTGGTCGGAGTCGTACAGAGCGCGTGGTCCCGAATCCAGCGGATCGTGTCGAGCATTTCCGGTGCGATAGGCCGCGTAAGCGGTCTGATCTCCGGTCTGTCTGCTCGGATCACCAGTATCCCGAGTTTGCCGTTCTCGCTTTTCTCGGCTCCAATGCCGGACCTCGCCCTTCCGGGCGCCGGCACGTTCAGCCTTATGGCTGATACGTCCTTCGAGCCTGCTCCCGTGACGTTCAAGTCTGCCTCGATTATGGACAGTGTTCGCGATCTGAACGCTGCCAACAGGCGACTCCGCGGATCCTATTTGGACACCTTCGAGCCGAGGACTACCGAGAGCCGAGACGGTCAGACGGTTGTCGAGCGGAACACCGAGATCACGATCAACGCGGCTCCGACCGTTCCGACCGAGCGGACGCTGCTAACCGCGCTCGAATATGCCGATGCCCTCTACGCAGAATAGGAGATTCCCATGGATCACGCACCCATGGTCACCCTCCTTGGGGTGGACGGCTCGCAACATCCCCTTATGGCCAAGGGTGCACTCGGGAATATCTGGCTGAGAAAAGGCGCCAAGGGGCTTGACATGCCGCCCTTTGACGTCCAGGTCGACGAGTACCCGGCCCGGGACGGTGAATACCCTCGGGCCGCCCGCGGGCTCGCTCGCGAAATCTTCCTGCCTCTCACGATCTACGGCAAGACGCGCCCGGAGCTGGTAGCCGCCAAGAGACGGTTGCTCCGGGCGCTGCCCCCTACCCAGATGTTCGGACGGATGGCACGTCTGGTAGTCGCCGAGGTCAAGGAAGATGGTGAGTACGAGCCTCAGCGTGAAATAGAGGTATACTACTCCGGCGGACTTGAAGGGGATGAGGGTAGTGAGAACGGCCTCATGTGGGCGAAGTTCGGACTCGTTCTCAGGAGCACGGATCCGTTCTTCCGCTCCCTCCAGGACACAGTGGTCGACTTCCTGACGGTCGAAGACCAGGTTCCCTTCTATCCACCCGAGGGCGAGCCTTTCGTCTCGCCAGACGGCGAATCAGGCGGTTTCAAGGTTTCCCCTCCCCCGCGGTTCACCAACGAGGTGACCGTGATCAACGAGGGGGATGTCGCGGTCAAGCCTACGTGGCATCTCGTTGGCCCTATCAGCGAGCCATTCTCGCTGGTCCGGGCTGCGACCGTGTTCTCACCTGAACAGGTCCTCAGCATCAATGGCCTTGCTCTGGACGTAGGTGAGACGGCAACTCTCGTTACCACGCCTGGAAAGGTCCGGCTGACAACCTCGGCCGGATCTAACGTCACGTGGTCAGCTCTGGCCCCAAACCCGGACTTCTGGTACCTGGACCCAGGCGAGAACCAAATAACTGTCGTTGGCCTGAGTGAGGACCCCGGCGCCATTTCCTTGAGCTACCGCACAAAGTACCTGGGGATGTGATGGCTAACAAATTTCGGATCTTCGTAAGGACTCAGCCTCAGGCCCCCGACTTTCGGATGCCGATTGCTGGCGAGATCGACGAGTTCTTGTCCTTCGAGGCCATCGGCCGGCACCTGGACGTAGGTACGTGGCGTCTGTCGATGGCCTCGGACACGGAGCAGGCCAAGCTCATCGAGCCGGGCCGTGGGATCGTCCTCTATGTCGAAGGTCAGCAGAGGCCCGTATTCACGGGTCCGATCGACACGATTCAGAAGGTCAAATCCAAGGACGAGCCGGGAACGCTGACGGTTACCGGCTTCTGCGACAACATCTGGTTTGGTGAACGGTACCTGCGACGGAATCCCGCCCAAACGTTTTCGCGCGAAACCGAGGGTGAATGGGATGGACACGTTCAGGTTTCCCCAGGTGTCAGTATTGCCCCGACCAACAGCGCCATGTGGATTTGGCACGCGGTTCTCCAGAACTTCCGGATCCCGTACGTCGACACGTTTAACGACCTGACTCGACGGATCCCGTTCATGGATCTACCGAACACGGCTCCGACCGAGGTAACTAGCCTTCCGAACGACGACATGTGGAAGTCGTTCTCGATCAAGGCTCATATGAAACCCATTGATGAGTTGGCCTTCGAGCTTGCCAGACGGGCCGGATTGACCGCCCGGTTCTACTGGGATCCCGAGACCGAGAAGATCAAGCTCACGGTCCTGCCCGCAGAGGACAAGTCGCAGACCGTGGTCTTCGACGAGCAGGCTGGAAACCTGGTGGGCCAGACCATCGTGTCTGAGGCGCCGAAGGCGACCCGTGTCATCCAGGTAGGTGCAGCTCCAACCGAGGACAACCCTCGGAGGTACTACCAGTACCGGAAGAACGTCCTGCACAACCCTCCCGGCTGGGTCAGCCGGCCTCCGGGAACTGGTACGGACGACCCTACGTCCTGGTCCGACCCCTACTGGGGGCGTGAGTTCATCGAGACGTACTGGAACAGGACGACCGAGGGCTACTCCGATGTCAGGGACTCGGACTACCACCCGACCCCGGATGCATCTCTGGTTATGCCTGATCCACCTCCTGGGTCTGAAGAAGCTCAGCGGTTCGATACCGCTCAGCAGGTCTATTTCGTCGAGAATGGGATCCGCGGGCAAGTCTCATTGGACGTCATCGATATTGAGGACTGCACCTTCGGTACGCACTACCACGTTGGTGACATTGTCCGGTGCCTGATCGACACGTCACTTCTACCTCCCGACATGGTCGACGAGGACGGCGTTCTACGCCAGCAGATCCAAGAGGTACACATCTCCTCGTCCGCTAACGAACTGTGGAAGATCAAGCCCCTGATCGGTGGCGAGGAATCATCGTCGACTCCGTACGTCTACCGAGAACTTCGGAGGCTGCGCAGGCTCGTCGAAGAAACGAATGAGAGAGTGTGATGACTGAGAAGTCTTTCCCCTTCTCTGAGGGGCCTGGAGCCTACGTCACCGAGGACGACTGGGCAGCGATGACCAGCGGTTTCCAGGACACCGGAGTGTACGGTCATCCGGGGAGCCCGGATCTCACCATTGAGCCGGGCTCCGAGCCCGGCACTATCGAACTGAATGCTGGGGACGCGCAGGTCCTGGGTTTCCACTACCGGCTGACCTCTACGAGGGTCATCAATACCGTCTCTAATGCCGGGTCTGAGGACCGTATCGACACGGTCGCCCTTCACTTGGACGCCGCCGCCAACGTCGTCGAACCCGTCCTGCTCCAGGACACCCGAGAGTACGAGCTGGGCAATGGATACCTCCCCCTCGGCGAGTGGACACAGCCCCCGGCTACTGAGGTCACCAGTGAGTTCTGGGGTAGTGCTCGGGATGTCCGTTGGTTCTCGGGCGCTAGAATGCGCCCGGTCGTGAACGGCTCCTTCCCACCTGCCGTCCCTGGCGGGTTGTGTTACGACCCGGAAGAAGGTGAGCGAGGAACCCTCTACCTCGGCGTCCTGGACGACAACGACTCACCGCACTGGGTCCCGTGGATGCCGCTGTCTCCGTCTCGGACCAGCACCGTGCAGGTCTTCAACGACACCAACGTCTCCACCACCTCAACGAACTTCGTTGCGGGCAACCCCCAGTTGTCCACGACGTTCATTGCGCCACCCTCTGGCCAGGTGATCGTCACCGTGTACGCGCAACTTAGCGTTGCCAACGGTCGGAACGGTCATGTCTCGTACGAAATCCGGGAGAACAACTCGTCCGGCACCGTCGTGGTACAGCCGTCCACCGGGTGGGCCGCTGCCAACGCAGGTAACGAAGCCGCTGGCAGTACGAACCGGCGTCTGATCAGCGGATTGGCGCCTGGCGAGACCTACTTCATCCGGACCATGCACCGTACAAGCAACTCGTCAGGTGCCCTCACGGTCTTCATGCGGACGCTCCTGGTGGAGCCCGTTTACACGGAGGTCACTCCTGGAGTACCGGACGACGACGACACGCTTGACCCTTCGGACGTCGTCCTGACCTCGGGAGGATCCATCATCCGGATCCCCAACGGTGACACGTCCACCTCGGCCCTCGGGGTCCGCATCCCCGCCGGCGATCGGTCGACGGCCGTCGAGACCTTCGGGTTCTACATCAACCAGGGGACGGACGAGGCTCCGTCCTGGAACAGGAAGACCTTCTTCGACGGGTCAGGGAACTTGCGCGTCATCCCCAGCTCCGGCACGGATGAGGGCTTGGTCGTCCAGGCGGACCCGACCCAGTCGGCCGACCTGATCTCGGTCAAGGACTCGACGGCGACCGCGGTCGCGGGGTTCAGGAGCAACGGCGGCCTCTACGCGCCCAACTTCACGCCTCTGATCGTGCTGGGGCCCACCGACCCCATCCCAGAGGACATCGAGCCCGGAACCGTCATCCTGCGAACGGAATAACGAAAGAAGGACGCATGCGCCTCGCCCTCACGGGCGATGGACTCGCAACCGGCACGGATATAACCACGACCAACACGGGTCGTCGGTCAGGTACCAAGGTCGATATCGTGAACCCAGGGACGGGTGCCATCAAGGCTGACTCGTCCCTGGGTGTCCCGTCGATCCGTGTGCAGACTCCAGGCAATACCAACTGCTGGCTGCGATACTCCAACGCCCCCACACGCCAGGACACCGCGAGCCTGAAGTACGCCTCCTTGGAGATGTACTTCGAGGCCATCCCGTCCGCCTCGCACAGTATCTTTTCCGTCAACAACGAAACGGGGCAGCGATGCCTCGAAGTCCGAGTTATCTCCTCGGGTTTGATTCAAGGCTATGACGCCTCGGGTACGGCACGTACGGCTACCTCGTCGGCTATCCCCTTGGGCCAATGGTTTCGCGTCGATATCGAGTACAAGACCCACGCCTCAGCGGGTCAGATGCAGATCAAGGTTTACGCGGATCCGGCAGACCCGACCCCTACGGATGTGTCGCCTCTGGCGACCGGGCTGAACCTCCGTACTGAGACCAACAACAACCTCTACATAGGAGTCACCAACGGCTCGGTAGCGACGAACTTGGACTACCGGTACCGGTGGTGTTGGTCCGATCGCGGCCCGGCTCCGTTCGGTACAGGGTGGGTGCTTTCTGGCTGGGTCGGTAATACAACCCAAACCTCGGCGACGGTCGTCGCTCGTACAGTGCTGGCCAGCTCGGTACGACTGGCCGTATCCGAAAGCTCGGACCTCTCTGATCCAGTTTACAGCGACCCTGTTATCCCGGACTCGGACGGAGTCGCACGTCTAGACATTGAGAACCTGGACGAGGATACGAGGTATTACTACGGCTTCGAGGTCGACGGGTCAATCGACGAGGAAATGAACGGGACGTTCCGGACTCACCCCGGTAGCGGCCCGATCCGGTTTTCTTTCGCCGCCGCATCGTGTGCGGCTAACTGGTCGAACTCAGCGGCCTTCGACGCCATTCGGAACTACACCGGCCCTGATGGTCGAATGCCCCTGTTCTTCATGCACCTCGGGGACCTGCACTACGTCAACCCCGGAGTGCCGGATGTGTCGGCCTGGCATGACGCCACCGACCAGGCGCTGATGTCTCCGAAGGCGAATGACTTCTTCCGCCACATCGCGGTCCCGTACACCTGGTCCGACCACGACGCATCTCACTCCAACACCGATGGCGCAGGCGCCGGCCTGCCCGGAGCGCAGGCTGTCTACAGGTCCAGGGTTCCTCACTACCCGTTGGCGGCGACGGACGGGAAAGGGATTTACCAATCGTTCGCGGTCGGGGATGAGGTCCTGTTCATCATCACTGATGGCCGGTCATACATGGACCCCATCGACAAGACGGACGATGCTAACAAGACCAAACTCGGCGCCGAGCAGAAACAGTGGCTCAAGGACCAGCTCTCGACGGATTACCTCGTCAAGATCTGGTTCCATGAGGACGCCTGGACGGGCGGTGCTACCTACCCAGGTGACGACACCTGGACGGCCTACACCACCGAGCGCCAGGAGATCGCCGACTACATCACCACCAACGGGATTAATGTCGCCTACATCCACGGCGACCTGCACGTCCTAGCGGCCGATGACGGAACCAACGTAGTCGGTGGCTTCCCGGTGTACTGTGCCTCTCCGATCGACCAGACGGCATACGTAGGTAACGGCACTTGGACGGCCGGCACATATCCACTGGAAAACTCTGAGGAACCGAATAGATACCAGCAGTTCGGAATTTTCGACGTCGACTGGACGGGTACCTCACTCACCCTCACGTACAAGGGAATGGACGCCACAGGCGTCACCCGTGTCACACAGACCCGTACGTGGCTAGCTCCCTCCGAGCCTGGTGACAGCCCGTTCACCTTTTGGGACGGTACGACAGAAGTGCCGCTCACTATTGAAGGCGTCTGGGACGGCGAGAATATCCTTCCCGTGGCCTTCGACCAGATCGTGTAACAGCGCCCACTGGGGCCCCGCTACGGCGGGGCCCTTCGTGTACCCCGCCTAAGGATGCCAATGGCAGAGAACGAGCAGGGTGGAGTGTTCATCCCCACCGACAAGATTTACGAGCTGCTTCGGGATCACATGTCTCAGACGAATGAACGTCTGACGGAGATCCGTTCAGATATTCGCTCGATGAGTGATCAGTACAACGAGTCTCGCCAATGGATTCACGACCACGAAGAGCGGATCCGGAAGATTGAGGAGAAGAAGAAGGACCGGACGTCACCTCAGATCTCCTCTGCGTGGATCGGTGCCGTGGTCGCTTTTGCCATCGCGCTCCTGCCGTACGCGCTCAAGTAAGGAGTCCCAATGGCTTCCCTCAAGAAGCTGATAGACATCCTCGAAAGCCAGATCGGCTATCGGGAGTCCGGCAACAACCATCAGAAGTACTCACCTGCGGTCCCTGGTCTGGAATGGAGTCAGAATCAACCCTGGTGCGCCACTTTCAACTCATGGGCGTACCTGAAGGCCGGTCTCAAGCCGAACGTCGATTTCCCGGTTACCGCTAGCTGCCTTGCCGGTGTTTCTTGGTACAAGTCTCGCGGCCGTTGGTCTGGTACCCCGAAGGTCGGCTCCCAGGTCTTCTACGGACCCAACGGCGGTACCCATGTTGAGATCGTTGTAGCCGTCTCCGGATCGACCATTACCACCATCGGTGGTAACACTAGTGGCTCCCTCAGAGGCGTCTACTACAACGGCGACGGTGTCTACAAGAAGACGGTCGCCCGAGGCAACTCCCGTATCTATGGATACGGCATGCCGTACAACCTGACCGACTCGGATGGAAAGGCCCCTGACATGTACGTTTCTCTGGGTAACAAGAAGTGGGAGGCTAAGCCCAAGAAGGGCCAGACCTTCTACCTGCATTTCGACCATGAGGCTTCGGACGCCACGGGCCAGCACGGGGATGGAAAGGCATACCCCACCATCCTCACTGACCCGGCTTATTACGTCGCCACCGTTGGTGTGAGCGTCTATGGCCTCACCAAGGACGAGTCTTGCTGGATCAGGTCGTGTGAGGTTGAGAAGCAGAAGGACGGCTCCTTCAAGGTCGTCGAGACCGGCGCCACTCAGACCATTCGCGGTCGTGACGAGCACGGCAGTGTCGTCTACGTGACCTACACCTGGGCGGACACCATGACCAAGCACCGCCGGATGCGAGTGCAAATGGGCGGTATCCCCAAGGACGGTATTCGGGTTGTACCTACGTCCGTCAAGCTCCTCGGTTGGGAGCGTTAAATGGGTAAGCACTCAAAACCCACTGAGACCGTGGTCGATCTCGACCTGTCGGATGAAGCTGTAGACATCGGCGGCCTCGGAGACGTCCTGGAGGATCTGTCGGATGAGGCCGTGGACGTAGTCCAGGAGCTTCCCGAGGGGGAGCCTCGGATCGCGGAAGAGGTTGATGTAGTGAGCGCCTTCTGGGACGTGGCCGAGGACTTCGCCGATGATGGCAAGATCGAATCTGCGAGCCGTGAGCGGCTTGTGAGGGCCCTTCGCACCCTTGCCCAGGGTGCCATTGCGTCCGTCGTTGTTTCCGTCGTACCGGCCGTCTGGGCTGCTTTCCAGGGTGGCCAGGTCGATGGCGCGTCGCTTGTCGACGCTGCCAAGGTCGCAGCTGTGTCCGCGCTCGCTGCGTACGTGATGCCGAAGAAGAAGAAGTAACTAACAAAGTGCCCCGGCCGGGATCCTCCGGCCGGGGCCTTTTTGCGTCTCAGGCGTCCACGATGGTCATGTCGATGTCCTCGGGACGGACGAGATGCGGGACCTTGTCCTGGTCGCGCATGTACCGCGACGGTCAGGGGTTAGAGGGTGCGCCACCTCTGGCGCAGCTTCGTACGGAGCGCTCCTTCGATCTCTTCCATCTGCTGGCCGTGAAGCCGCTCGTAGTCCTGCACGTACCGGCCGATCTCGTCGAGAATCTGGGAGATCACGTCCGGGAAGGACTGGTGCATGAGCTTCAGGTAGACGCCAACGGCCGCTGGCGCGAGCGGCGCCTGGAGGCTGGCCTTGGACAGTGGGTAGACCATCTCGGCCGCAGTCGCCGGTCGGGTGTCCTCACCCTTCGCCGCCCTCTCGGCCAGCTCGGCGCAGTGCGCCCGGTAGAGCGTCTCCGGCATCCTGTCCGTCATGTGCGGGATCCGCATCAGGATCCAGGACCGCCAGATCGGCCCGTCCTGGCCGGTCTCGCCGAAGTTGGCCTGCGCCTTCAGCACCTCTTCCTGTGCGATCTCCATCTGCCGGAAGATCGGGGCGAGCTTGTTCTCCAGTTCGTTGACTAGGTCGCGGATCGGGTCGGACATGGATCCCCTTTCTGGGCAAACGGAAGGCCCCGCCTTTTGGCGGGGCCGTGTCCGGGCATCAAAAAAGCCGGTCCGTAGACCGGCGTCGGGACGACGAAAGAAGTCGTTAGAGGAACTCGGCGGGGATGAGTGAGCGCAGGATGGCGAGCTGTGCCTTGGCCCGCTCACCATGGGCCAAGACGCTCTGGGACGGCTACCTCAAGGTTGTCCAGGTCAAGCAGCTCCGGGCAGTCGGTCATGCCGTCCAGCTCGTAGGCCATCTCCTCGGCGTAGTCCGATGCGTTCTCGGCGTGCTCCTTCAGCACGTCCGCGCTGATGCGCGCTTGTTTCTTCCAGTCGGGCCAGTCCTCGGCTACCTCGGTCACCTGGTCTCCCTGTGGACTCCGGTGTACTCGGACAGGTGGGCCTTCCGGCCGCCGTAGATCGTGGACTCCATCGCCTTGTTGAAGACGTCCACGGCGGCTTCCGTCAGCGCCTCTTCGGCCTCCTTC